CCCATGGTACACCCTGATCGGGATGGGTCAAGTAAGCAGCATCACATCGATCACCGCACCAGGCGGCTCCGCTCCAACGCAGTACCTCTTCTCGGCATTGATCGACACCACAAGGCAGTCGTCCACTAGCAGCTCACCTTGCACCATCCCATCCAGCGTTGACCGGATGCACTTGTCAACGTCGTTTCGCTTCACGACGCAATGCCGTGGTGCTGTCTCACGTAGCTCACCGTTGGTCTTGAAATGACCCTTTGGCCTGCGGAACCTGAACACGATGCTCACGGCGCAAGCACCGCTGATCTGCTCGCCTACCTCCATAGCCTCAGCAGCTACCGCAGCACGCCAAGGCTTCACGCGCTTTGATGCCTCGACCATCCGACCGCCACCGACGTGGCGCTTACTGCCTTGCGGCGCTGGCTCGATGCCGTTGACTGCTAGTTGTATCACTGCCAAGCTTCGGTGCCACCCATTTTGACAATGGATCACCAAGCACTGCTTAAAGCCCTACGGGATGACCTAGCAGCAACACGCAGGTCTCACGATCTCATCACCGCTCAGATCGCAGCAGAAGAAGCAGCGTATTGGTCTAAAGGCGTACCGCCATGGATTGACCGCGGCAAAGAAGCCGCCATTAAGACTGCTGCAGAAAGCCTGCTCTGCCGTAATGAACAAACGATGAAGGCTTGGTTTGATTCCGTAGACTGAGCTACGGCCAATAAAAAAGCGACGGCTGCAACCGTCGCTTGGTCAAAAACCAAATCACACCTAGAGGTTAGCACATGGCTAAAGCGTTCAAAACAACGCGCTTTGCATCCATCCCCTACGACCTGATGGATGTGATGACACAACGCGGTGGTAAGCAGATCATCTGCGTCTATCTATGGCTGCATCGCTTCGGCTGGTGCAGCGACCAAGGCTGCTGGGCATCGCTCGCAACCATTGCAAAATCAACCGGCATCAAGGTCAAGGATGTGCAGCAATCGATCAAGTGGTTGATTGCTGAGGAATGGGTGGTGCAGACACCAAGACCAGGCAGGACCAGTGTTTTCTTTGTGCGTATGCACCGTGACGACACAACCCATGACCAAAAGACCCATGGCCCAAAAGGTCATAACACCCCAGTACCAAAAGGGCATACCACCCCTAGCCCAAAAGGCCCTACAAATAAAAACCCAGTAAAAGAAAACCCAGTATCCATAACCCAAAGGGCGCAAGCGCCGAAAAAGGATCCGAACAGACTCAAGACCTTGCCCACCAGCTCCGTGCCAGATGACCTTGCGGACTGCTCCGAGTTGCTGATTGAGTTCTGGTCCTGTAAAAAAGGCACGCGCTCCAGCAGCGTCCTGAAACGCATCTGCAACAAGCTACGCAACATGACCGCACAGCAACGCCACGAGGCTCTAGAACGCGCTATCGCCTCAGGCTGGGGTGATGTGTTCACACCATCCTCTAAGGCGCCTTACAACGCCTCTGAGGGCCAATCCACTAAGCACCCTGCTTCACGGGTGTTTACCGCTGATCGTGGCTTTGACGACGAACCAAGCACCAACCCGTTCCTTGCCAATCTTTTCTGATGGATTCATCTGCCTTTGAGCTGTCCTCGGTTCGCCAGACCCTGAAACATATGCTCGATGCTGGACTCATAAGACTTGAAAATCTTGACGAGCCATCGCCCGGCTTTAAAGAAACCATGCACGTTGACCTAAAAACCTTCCCCAAGGGTTACCGTGGCGTCCGACATCGCAACCTCCTCCGCGATGACACCATCACATCAAACGACTTCTAACCACCCCATGCAACCGCTCACCATCCGTCAAGAGCCTGTCGTTCAATCTCTCTCTGATACCCTCGACCTCGCCAAAGCTCAAGCACGAGCGATCCTCGACAATGCTCATGAAGATCAGCTCCCACTACCAGCTGATCTGCTAGCATCATTTAACAACGATCTCTGTCGTATTCAAGCGGCACTAGAAACAGCAACATGCGTGTAGTAAAAGTTCGCTTCTCTGAATCTGACCTTCAAATTCTTGACAACCTTGCCAAACAAAACAACACCACACGTTCAAGCATCATTCGCTCTAGAGTCCACAACTCTGGCGTCAGCTCCACTGCTTTACACACCGTCTCTACTGCAATTCGTAACCGCACCTTTGGCCTAACACGTCAACAAGCCGAACACGCAGCAGCTATCGCAATCTCTACACTCGCCAATGCTTCATCCTGATCTCTACCATTCAAACATCCGTTTTTCGGATATTTCAGAAACTCTCGACGATTACTACACCGCTCTCTATCACGAGCTAAACAATCCGAAGCGACCACCAGAACTCTATACTAAAAACAAAGACACATCATCATTGCCCTATGAAGCCTCGGCGTCGCCATTACAAGCTCAATGCAGAAGTCATTGAAAAGGTGCGCTGCTTGGCAGAATATGGCGCAGCGTTAGAACATATCGCGCCCGCAGTTGGTGTAAGTTACGACGCACTTCGTATGTGGATTCGCAATGCTAAAGGCAACGATCCTACAAAAGAAGAAATCCTGCTTTTAACAGCTCTCAATGAAGGACGTGCAGCTGGCGCTCATAAATTCATCAATATCATCACCAATTGTGCTCAAGATGGTGACAGCAAATCCGCTCAATGGATGCTTACTCACTCTCCTGCATATCGTCGTCAATACTCTGACAACGCTGCCGCAACACGCGCCAGAATTGAAGGCATCGAAGCCGCAGTTTCTGCCATCGCTGAAGCTGGCCTGAACCCAGAACAAGAGCGAACCATCCTCTTACGCATTCAAGCCAAGACCGGCCAAGAGCTAATCCACGATGAGGACAGCTAACCCAGTCTTTGCGAGGCTCGCTGAAATTCAGGTGAACGTCCTAGACCACACTGCCAACTTTGACCTACCTGCCACACTTGAGCAGATCCATGCTGACCTTCACCCTGGGCAGCTTGCTTTCGTCAACGACAGCAGCACTGAAATCCTCGGTATCTCCGCTGGGTACGGTGCAGGCAAAACCAGAGCACTTTGCGCTAAAGCCGTAACGCTGGCCGCGGCCAATCAAGGCTTCATCGGCACAGTCATGGAGCCCACCGGCCCACTGATCCGTGACATCTGGCAAACAGACTTTGAAGCCTTCCTTGAGTCATACGATATTCCGTACAGCTTCAGAGCATCACCGCTGCCGGAATACGTCCTACACCTACCAGGTGGTGATACCAAAATCCTATGTCGTAGCTTCGAGAATTGGTCACGCATTATCGGCCTGAACCTTGCTTGGGTGTTGGCAGATGAGATTGACACTGTGACCCCATCAATTGCCACTAAGGCATTCCCTAAAATCCTTGGCCGCCTTCGCAGCGGGAATGTTAGACAGTTTGGTGCAGCATCAACACCAGAAGGTTTCCGCTGGATGTGGAACACCTTTGGCAGTGAAGAAGCACTTTCGCGCAAGGATCGCAAGCTGATCAAGATGAAAACAGTGGATAACCCACACCTGCCGCCAGACTTCATCGAACGTCTGCAAGCAAACTACGATCCAACGTTACTTAAAAGCTATCTTGACGGTGAGTTTGTAAACCTCAACACCGGCCAGGTTTATGATCGCTTTGATCGTGCCAAGCATGTGTACAGCGAACTGCCTGATATCAGTCGTGAACCATTAAGAATTGGCATCGATTTTAACGTGGGCAACACCAATGCCGTGATCGGCATCCGCATTGGTGATCGTGCTGTTGTTGTAGATGAAGTAACTGGAGCGCGTGATACCGATGCACTAGCGCAAGAGATCCGCCGTCGATACCCGGACCACAAGATCTACGGCTATCCCGATGCCAGTGGCGGCAATCGGTCAACCAATGCCACCAAGACTGACATTCAGATCTTGGAGGGTTACGGCATCAGCAACCAATCACCGCAAGCCAACCCGCCGATCAAAGATCGCGTCAATAACATACAAGCTCTGCTTGAAAACGGTAAAGGGCAAAACCGGCTGCAGATTTGGCAAGGGTGCAAAAAGCTGATCGAATGCTTAGAACTACAATGCTGGGATGAAAAAACGGAACTGCCTGATAAGCAATCTGGCTTCGATCATTTGAATGACTGCTTAGGCTATTGGCTACATCGTGACTTTTCCATGCTGCACAAAAATGCAGGACGCGGCACTGGTGTGCGCGTGTATTGAGCTATTGTGGTGGTGCAGCGAGGCGGCAACCTCCTGCACCCGGCCACCTGCATCACCAGGCAACATGAACATCATTGCACGTAAAGACGCCCTTGCACAGGGGCTTACGCATTATTTCACCGGCAAGCCTTGCAAGCGTGGACACATTAGCGCAAGGTATGTAAGCACTAAAAGCTGTATTCAATGCGTTTCTGCTCATAACTTGGCTTTTTACGCAGCAAATCCGGGCAAATCAACTGAATACAGTCGGCGCTGGCAAGCGAAAAATCCCGAGAAAGTAAAAGCTACTGAATCAAGGCGCGTGCGACATCGCACCGACGAGGTTAGAGCTAGAGAGCTTGCTTATCGCCAACGGACAAAAGATCAGCGCAGGGCATATCGCCGGCAATGGCAAGCGAATCGCAAAGCAGCCGATCCGTCCTTTCATTTGCGATCAAACCTTGCATCATTGATTAACACGGCTATTCGCAAGCAATTCGGGGTCAAGGCAAATCGCACCAACGAGATTATTGGTTGCACCATCACCGAGCTGCGCCAGCATCTTGAAGCTCAGTTCACCGATGGCATGAGCTGGGATAACTATGGACGGAATGGTTGGCATGTGGACCACATCCGCCCGTGCGCAAGTTTTGATCTAACCGATCCAGAACAGCAGCGTCAGTGCTTCCACTACACCAATCTGCAGCCGCTGTGGGCCGCTGATAACATCCGTAAGAGAGACAAGTGGCAACCGCCAAAAGCACCATGAAAGCAGCCACCGGCCACACACTCGGCGCGCAGATCGCAGCAGCGATCGGAATGTCAACCCACAACTTGCTTAGCTTCACGTTGCGATGCCAACCAGGAGAAATGGTCCGCTGCGATGCGGAGTATCTAGTCGATGATCATGCGGCCACTGGCATCACGCAGACCATCGGCAAGAGCTACACCGTGATGGAGCGGACGGACGACAAACCGTCACACGACACAGCTAAGCAGGGCGGCTAGGAGCGATCATTAACGAGTCCCGCACCACCACCCCATGGGCGTCATTGCAGACACACTGCGCAGCACGCTGCGCGACCTGGCCGAGGCAGATGCCCGGCTGTACCGCGGGCTCGCCGCGGAGCTCGCCACACCGGCCACACGGCCGGCTCTGCCGGACGGCGACATCGCCGCGGCCATCGTGCTCCTGGAGCGCCACGGCTACACGGTCACCCCGCCGGAGGGGTGACCCCCCCCCCCGGCCCCGCCCAGGAGCCCCTACAGGGCGCCTGACCACAGCGGCCGGG